GTCTCAGGTGGCAGAATATTACGGTAAGATACCACCAGAAGAATTTGCTCATCTATTAGTAGATCTGGGTCATGAATACAATAATGCAATGCTCGTTATAGAAAATAACACCATAGGATTGGCGTGCATAGAACATGTAAAGCTTGCTCACTATGAAAGTGTTTACTATTCTAGACGCGGTGATGCCAAACCTGGTGAAGCTGTGAGTATGCACTGGGGTCCATCTACCGATGATCTTGTTCCAGGTTTTACCACATCACCTAAGAACAGACCACTCATGATTGCTAAGTTTGAAGAGTATATTAGAAATAAGACTATAGTATTCCGCTCAAAAAGAATGTTGGCAGAACTTACAACATTTATTTGGCATAATGGAAGAGCTGAAGCTATGAGTGGTGCTAATGATGATGCTATCATGGCTGCCGCTATAGGTGCCTGGATTCGTGATACTTTCTTGTCACCGTCATTTGTTACGACCGATATACGGAAAAAAATGATAAGTGGTATAGACATGAATCGCACTTATAATAATCAAATAGCGGGTGCTTCCAAAGATCCCGTCGTTTCTCGCCCGAGCCAGATGGGTATATATCAAAAGAACAATGGTTTGAAAATACGTCTTCCTCGTGGGAAGGAAGAAGATTTCTCTTGGCTTATATCCAAAGGATAAGGATGTGCACTGATGGCTGATATAATTTCTACAAGAGAGAGCGTATGGAAGAAACTGACTCGACTCTTTAAGAGTGGTCCTATTGTTCGCCATAAGGTAGCTACAGGCGAGAAATTTCAAGAACCACAAGGTACCGCAAAGGCATATAAGAGAGAGTTGTCTCATCTCTACGTACATTCTCTTGCATCATATGGACAATATGAGCGCATGTCAAGATACGCAGATTATAGTGAAATGGAGTTTACTCCAGAGATAGCTTCTGCTCTCGATATTTACGCAGATGAAGTTACAACGTACAATGAGAAAAATAATATTGTAGAGATAGTAACAAAGAATCAAGAGATCAAACAGCTACTAGAAACGTTATTTTACGATGTGTTGAACATAGAATTCAATATCTGGAGCTGGACAAGAAATCTTTGCAAGTATGGAGATTTCATGTTGTTCGTAGACGCATCTGAAGGGAATGGAATCCTTAATATGCTTCCGATTCCTATCAACGAGATTGAGCGTGAAGAGGGTTATGATAAAAATGATCCATTCGCCACAAGGTTTCGATGGTTGACGCAAGGTAATTCGATTCTAGAAAACTGGCAGATAGTCCACTTTAGGTTACTTGGTAATGATAACTTTTTGCCATATGGACAAAGTATAATAGAACCAGCTCGTAGAATTTGGAGACAGCTGATATTGATTGAAGATGCGATGCTCGTATATCGTATCGTACGATCTCCTGAGCGACGCGTATTCTATATCGATGTAGGTAATATACAACCTGATCAGATTGATACATTTATGGAGCAGGTTAAGACAAGGCTCCGCCGTAATCAGATAGTCGATCCTTCGACTGGTAGAGTTGACCTCCGATATAATCCTCTTTCTGTAGATGAAGATTATTTTATTCCAGTTCGTGGGGAGAAGAGTTCCAAAATAGAGACACTTCCTGGAGGACAGTTCACTGGGGATATTGATGACGTTCAATATATACAGAACAAGCTGTTCGCAGCGCTCAAGGTTCCAAAGGCATATCTGGGATACGAAGCAGATTTGGGATCGAAGGCCACCCTTGCTCAGCAGGATGTGAGGTTTGCCAGGACGATTGAACGAATCCAGAGAATTGTTATTTCAGAACTAAATAAGATCGCCATCATTCACCTTTTCCTTTTGGGATATAATGGGGATGATCTCGTTGATTTCGAAATTAAGCTTTCTAATGCGTCAACAGTCGCAGAGCAACAAAAGCTCGAAATTTGGAGAATGCGCTTTGAAATTGCAGGCTCGGCAACCGAAGGCGTTCTAGATCGCGAAACGATTTATCGCAAGATTTTCAATATGTCAGATGAAGAGATTGAGAAGGTACGTGAAGGAAAGCGTATTGACAAGCTCGAAGATCTGACACTTGAAGGTATGCAGGCTCCTCCACCAGAAGGTGGAGGCGAAGGCGAAGCTCCCCAAGGTGAAGCTGTACCAGGAGAAGAAGAACTTCCTCAGACGTTGGGAGGTGAGGAAGGAGGGGCACAAGAGCCTGCACCTGAAGCCACCCCAGAGGCTGGCGGAGAACCAGCTCCAGCACCTGAAGGTGTTACCATAGGCGGAAGTGGTGGTATCCTACAGGAGATCGAGGGAGATCTAGCCACAGAAAAGAAGAATATGGGAAGTACAGGTAATGATGCGTCCATAGCGGTAGATAAGGGAAAGAATCTGTTTTCAACAGGAGAAGATCCAGGAGAGCTTGTCTTTGGAACAAAGAAGCAGACTGCTTCTGATCCAAACGATAAGGCTTCACTAAAGCGACTGATCTCAAGACCTTTCTCAGAATCTGTACTAAGAAAGAAGGGCGACGTAATTAATGAAGATAATAGACATAAGAGAGCTGTAGACAGGTCTTCAGAGATAGAGGAAGATATCAGAAAGGCATTAGGGATAGTAAAGAAGTTCAAGAAACCATAAGATAGAGCTTTAAGTCTTCCTCGAAGCTACTTACAATCGGATGCAGACAGGGGTCATTCAAAATGTCCTTCAAACATAATAAAAAGAGAAATTCTGGTTTAGTATTCGAGTTCCTAGTTCGGCGGATGGCGTCGACGATGGTCGAGCGCGACCCGGACGGATACTTGCAAGCTGTTGGAATTATTAAAAAGTACTTCTCTGAAGGTCAGCCATTGGCAAGAGAGAAGGAAATTTTTGACGTTGTATCTGCCAACAGGGGAATATCTGAAGCTTCTGCACGCAAAATTTTAGGACAACTTCAACTTCATGCATCGCAATTAGATTCTAAACGTATAGAAATAAAAAAGAGTAACCTTATCAAAGACGTGAATTATACGTTTGGACAAGATTTCTTTTCTGTACATCGTGTTCCAGAGTACCGTCTCTTAGCATCTGTACAAATGCTTGTCGAAAGGTATCGTCAGAATACTACAAATTTGACAGAAGATGTAGATCGTATTCAACTTGAAGAAGCTCTTATCCGGTTTATGACTACACCGGTGCATAATAAGAATTCTAGTGCTAGTGGACAAAAAGTAGACGGACTTGTAGCTTCATTGGCAATGCGTAAGTTTGAAGATAGATATTCTGGAGTTCTAAGTGAATCGCAAAAGAAGACAATTCGGCGCTTCATGAATTACTCCATGACCTCGAACAAAGAACAGTTCATGAGAGAAATGGAAGAAGAGAAACAATCGCTTCTTCAAAAGATCAAAGAATCAAGATCTCTCAAAGTTTTTTCAGAAGACAAGGTTATGTCGACCCGCCTCGATGAGGCATCTAATGCCCTGGCAAAGCTAAGTAATCTGACATCCGAAGATTCAGTACAGGAACTTCTACTATACCATAGACTTGTAGCGGAGATAGATTCTAATGAGTGATCCCCGTCGTAAAGTCTCTCCACAGCAGATGTCCTCCAAGTTCCCTGGAGCACCTGAGGCTTGGGCGAAGCAGACGGATAGTGATAGTGCCGATTCAGATCCGTATATCTCAGGTGACGGCAGTCTTCGTGCCACAGACGTAAATGGTGGTACGTATACATGGGAAGAGCCGACATGGATCTGTCACGAATGTGGAACAACACCCGAAGGCAAAGATCCATCACTTCCATGCCATTTTTGTAACAGGGGTCCAGGTATGTCCAATGAAAACAAGATAAAAGAGTCAAGTGCTGGAGGTGTAGCTGGATTCCAGATACCGATGGGCATTCGAAAGCGTAAGAAGAAGGTAGATGAACTTTTAGCTAAGCATGGTTTTAGTGAAGGCACAGCTCTGGCATTCTTTTCTGGTAAAACTGACCAGGAAGGTGAAGAGATAGGAGCTCGTCTTGACCGAGATGATCCCTCTCTGCCAGAAGAGATGCGCAATCATGCTATACGTGAACTTATCCGCAATAAGGTAAGGGAGGTGGTTCGTAAGAAGGCTGGTGGTGGTGGTTACACGCTATATGCTCCTAACCCAGGTAAAAAAGGTGGATCTAAACCTGTAGGTAATTTCCCTACTAAGATGGGTGCCAAGCGTGCTGAGCTTGCACGTTTTCCACCAAAAGATCCAGGAAAACTAAAGAGACTCAGAAAAGATATCGAAAGGGTATCTAAAGATCCAAAGAAGGCAGCCGAGAGAGAAAAGACAGCGAGAAAGCACCAGGGAACAGATAAGGGTTTCAAAAAGAAGGCAAAGAGAGAATCAGTTAATGAAGCTGGACCATTCTCGCCTTCTACGTCCATGTCTTTGACACAACGATCAACGACCCCAACAACTCCTACATCTTCATCGACTGCAACACAGATCAATAAGGACCCAAAGGATTTCTTTGTTGGCCTTAAGGCAATTCCTGGCGGCATTAAATCTCAAGCTTCTAAAGACTACATCAAGAGTCATCTAGCAGATAATGACTTTAAGGATAATTTGTTGAAGACCCCAACTGGTAAACAAGCTATAGGTCAGTTGTACTCGATGGTTGGTGATCCGAATATCAAGAAATCAATGGATAAAGGAGATCAATCTGCCATGTTTAAGCCGGGGCAGACAAAAACAATAGTTCAAGGAGCAAAGAAAGAGTCTATTGCCAGGCACATCGATCATATGCATCGTGGTATATTGTCAAAGATCGTCGCTCAATCACTTGTAGAATCTCTTTTTAGAGAGGAGAAAACCGAGAGTGAGTGGGATGATTATATCTCAAAACTATCGAAGCAGGCACTGGCCGGTGACACAAAGTTTCAGTCGCTTCATAAAAATATTTCTAAGAAAACGGAAGGTATCCTAGATGATGCATTCAACTCCATCAGAAAGGAAGTAGGAAAAAATATCAAGCTTAAAAGTTTCGGAGTGAAACATGATTCTTCGACTGGACAGACATACCTCGCTTTTAGTTCATCATTCGATGGTGTAACTGTAGAGCCAATATACATCCACATCGATGGTGGAGTACCCAAGATACATGTGTCGGGTAATGCCAAGGCTGCTCTTTCAAAAGTAGATCCTGATGATGCTAAAATGTTTAGAGCAGAACTAGTGACAGTTCAGGAAAGGGTTCTAGATGAAATGGATGACCTCTCTAAGGCGATTGAAAACCGCGACAAGTATCTAACCAAGTTAGAGAACGAGGTCGACTCATATGTATCAGGACTGGCACCTCTTCAAGTATCGTTGCTCAAGCAACTACTTGTAAAGAAATATAGGAAAATATCATGAACATTTGGAAACTATTGGAAGCTAAGCTAGAAGGTGTCGTTGATGAAGCTGCTCCTTTGACAAATGGTCTAACTCCTGGCGAGATAACTGCCATTATTTCTCTTCTGAATCTGTATATTATGGATGGGAATCCAGACCAAATACAAGGAACAGATGTGGTTGGAGCACCAGCAAGTGCCAAAAAGCTTTTGATAAAATTCTCGCAAATGGGAAAAAAATCTAGAGGACCTAGGAAGACAGAAGCTATGGGAAGTAATTCATCAACCGCAGAAGGTGACGGTGATGGCGGACAGGGTGAAACAGAAGTTGAGGAGACATACTAACCATGGGAAAGAAACAAATTTTGAGAGAGTGGATTGCTCTCGATTACAAACCGGGTCTTATTAAAGAGAACCGCGAGAAGAACGGAGGTAAGCTTATTCTCCAGGGTATCATACAAAAGGCAAATACGAAGAATCAGAATAAGCGTATATACCCACATGAAGTTCTTGAACGCGAAATAGAGAACTATCAGAAGGCGGTTAGAGAAAATAGGGCGGTTGGCGAGTTGGATCATCCTGAAACATCGTCTGTGTCACTGAAAAACGTATCTCATATTATCAGAGAGATGTCGTGGGACGGAGAGAATGTCATAGGAAGGGTGGAAGTACTCTCAACTCCTCAAGGGAAAATTTTAGAGAGTCTCCTAGAGTCTGGAGTTACCATTGGTATCTCTAGTAGGGGTGTAGGATCTACAGAAAAGACAAATGAAGGTCTAGATATGGTACAACCAGACTATCAAATAATTTGCTTTGATATTGTTTCTGAACCATCTACACCTGGTGCATATTTAATGCCCGAATCAAAAGCTGTAATAATTGGATTTGATGCACCTAGATTTTCAAAGGCCGATAGAATCTTTAGAGCCTTGAATGACATCGTAATAAAGTGAGGTTGATATGAAGGTCGATGCGAAAGCACTATTCGAAGTAGTAAGGCAAGTGGTTCAGGATGAGATTCGTAAATCGCTTCCTGGAATGGTTCGTCAGCATCTCTCTGAGAGCTATATGAAAAAGCTTGTTCACGAATCACAAGTTCCAGTTCGTAAGTCTGTCACTAGACCACAAGCCACAACTATGACTGAACTTATGGCTACGGATACAGACAACGAGCTAGAAGAGATTCCCGAACCACTTCATAATATAGACAAAGGAATATATGCACAGGGGATGCCAGGTATCAAGCAAGAAGAATCTGCTTCAAAGCTTCTTTCTAAGAGTAACCC